ATTTTTTTCTGTTTTATTTAGATTAGAGTTCCAATCATTTAGGTCAGACATCATTGGGATTTCAGTATGAAGCCAGTGTGCCTGTTGTTGGTTTAGCCAATATTCGTAAGCCTGAGGGTATTCGAAAGGTTTGTAGATAATTCTCTCATGCAATAGATTTAATTTCTTTGCCATTGTATTGTTTTATTAAAAAATTAGTTTATTTTAAGTAAAAAATCATTTATTTTACTTTTTTCATCACTTGAAAATGGGTCAAAACTTACATTTTGTGTTGAACTTTGCGGGCTATAAGAATCAATATCTGTGGATATTTCAAAAAATCCTGTAGAAGTGTCGATTTTTACCCCATATGTAAGACCATCTATTCCGTATCTATTTTTCATAATGTGAAATCTACCTGTTCCATTTATTTTATCTTCCTTTTTTCTTGATAATGAAGCCGCGAAGTCAGTAATCATCATTTTATCGTAAGAGCCAGCAGCCTTATCTCCTTCTATAATGTCATCCTTCGAACCTGCTCGGTTAACTTGGGACACACTCCATATTGGGAGACTAAGCTCTCTAGCTAATCCTTTTGTGCTAACATAAATATCATCAATTTCTTCCTTACGTTCCTTACTATTTCTTTTTGAACGAAGAAGGTCAACATAGTCAATAAGAATTAAATCTGGTTGAAATTCTAGATCAATACATTTTTTAATATGCGATTCAATTGTTGATATTGTTGCTTTACCTGTTGGAAATTCTTTAATAATTAGCCGACCTGTTATTTGTTCTACAACACTTAGTACTTCTTTTTTGTATTGTGTAATTTTATTTACTGGGATTTGAGTGAAATAAGCATCATAACGACGTCCTACATAATCTTCTCCTAATTCAAGGGTGTAGTGTATTACATTAAAACCCATTTTAACAGCATAACCACCTAAAGCAACTAATGCCCAAGATTTACCACCACCAGGATTACCAAAAATTAAACCAAAATCTCCATTTCCAAGACCACCTTGAAGTAGTTCGTTAAATTCACCCCAAGGAGTTGGTACTGTAATTCTATGCTCTGCTCTATATCGAGATTCAATATCTTTAGAATATTCGTGACCTACATTTTTATCTTGACCGGCTTTCATAGCAGATTCAATCATAAATTTTATTGAATCATAATCGCCGGCTTGTAATAAATCTACTGATTGAAGTAATGCTTTTTTAAGCATCTGATTTTTACAAAATGTAGAAAATTCTTCTTGAATAAATGCTAAATCATCATTTAAAGATTTGTATGCTTCTTTTAATTGTTCTTTAATTGAAATTTGTAGTACTTCATTTTGAATTCTTTTAAGTTCAACCTTCAAAACTTCCATTGTAGGTGTTGTGTGGTACTTTTCATAGTATTTAAGTACCTCCTTAATAATCCATTTATGTGCCTGGTTATCAAAATAATCTTCACTTAAAATATCGTGAATATTAATTAAAAACTCTTTATGGTTTAAGAGTGAAGCTAAAACTTTTATTTGAAAACCTGGACCGTATGAATTTAGATTGCTTAGAGTCATTTTATTTGCTTATAATATTTTTAAAATTGTTTGTTAACCAATACTCAATGTTTTTGATTAAATGCCCTAAACCATCTTCATGATAAAATTTTAAAAAAGTATTGTTATTTAATTCGGGTGTTTTTTCTTCCATTAGATGATCTAAAAATAATTTTTCTTTATCATCTAGCATAGGATTTGCTAAATCCATTATTAAATAATTTTTTTCAATATAAGAAATACTTTGTAATATCCTAGCATATATTACGTGTTCTTTTAATTTATTTTCGCAAATATTAAAAATATCATCTAATGATATTTGTTTTTCTGCTAGTTCTGGGAATTTTTTTAGAATGCCTTTTTCTCCTAAACCTTTAATTCCTTGTATCATATCTGAACTATCACCTAATAATGTTTTATATAAGATAAAATTTTTTGCCGGAATTCCAAATTTTTCTTTTACTGTTTCTTTAGTATAATAATCTTTTTCAATTGGTCTATAAACAATAATATTATCAGTAATTAACTGAATAAAATCTTTATCACTTGAAACAATAAAAACTTTAGAGTTATGTTTAGACTCTAATTTTTTAGATAAGTAAGCAATAATATCATCAGCTTCAACTTTAGGAAAAGATACTACTTTAACAGGTAAGCATTTTAAATAATGAATTAACCTTACAATTTGGTTAATTTTTGCTTCATTTTCATCTTCTAAACTATTAAAAACTTGCCAATTAGTTATTCGTCTAATATTTCTATTAGATTTATATTCTGAATTGATATTTTTTCTATTAGTAGCAGATCCCTGTCCATCAAAAATAATATATATAGAAGTAGGTTGGATTTGGTTAATTAAGGTTCCTAAAGAACGAATAAAACCCCCAAGACCACCAACATGAAGACCTTCTTGATTTACGAAATTAAGCATAGCAAAATTTCTAAAAAATAGATTTAAACCATCTATTAAGAGAACTCTATCGTGCTTCTTGGGGGGTATTATTTCATTCTCCTCATCTAAATTGTTGAGGAGTTTCAATAAATCTTTTTTATCCATTCTATTCTGGTTCCTGAGAAAATTCCTGAGATGGTTCAAAGTTGTCTAATTCTTCAACAACTTCAAAATCGCCACCACCTAGAATTTTACTCCACTCATTTGTATGAGTGTCTTTATAAACCTTTAATGCTTTTTCACTATCATCAATAAAACCATGCGGAGTCATAATAATATTACCACGAGTAGTAATACCATTAATGTGGTTTTTATCTATCTGGATTTTAGTGCGTTTAGCAAATTCAACTTGTTTACCATTTTTAATGGCTTTAATTTTTGAAGTACCAGCATTTGAAACATTTCCGAATGTTACAACAAACGTAGCATCAAACCACATAGCAAAACCACCTTTATTCATTAACTTAGGTTGACTCATAGGCGTTTCAGCTTTTGCAGTCCATACCTTATTAATAGCAACTAATGTATTAGTATATTTAGATGATTCCTTACGGGATAGTGTAATTTGTTGATTTACACCATTACCAAATTGAGTTGACATCGCTCCAGCATTCCATTCATTATTGTTTTTATTAGAACGAACCGACAGCTCACAAGGTACTGAACCGATCGAATCCCATAGGAACATTAAATCGTATGGTAAATTACCTTTTTTCTGCTCATCAAGCAAATCTAAAATAAATGCTGCTACATCTTCAATGGTGTGAATAGTTTCGCGGTCAGCATATAAGAAAAAACCTTTATAATCGAGTAATTCTCCAGTTTCTTCGTCATAAACTTCATCTAATTTTAGACCCATTTGCTGACAATGCTCCCAAGACCATTTCATTTCAGTAATAATGAATACTGGTAGTATGCCTACTTTTTGAGCATTGACTGCAGCCTCAATAAGTGCTGTAGTTTTGCCTGTATCACTATGCCCCCTAAGTAAGCAAATATGACCTATTGGAATACCAGGTACACTTGTTACTTCTTGGTAAGCATTAGATAGTGGTACCCACTGCTGATTTTTAAATTTAACATTACCGAGTAAACCTTTTTTATTTTTGAATTTATCTAAATCAAAATTTGATTGAATCTCGGCCGTCACCGCAGCCGATAAAGACTGGGTTGGTTTTCTACCTTTTGCCATATATTATTTTAAATCGAAGGGAAGATCACTTTCAAACATTTCGTCAAATTTATCTGATTTACTTTGTTTTACAGTTTTAGTTAAAGTGTTTAAACTATAATTTGTTTTAGGAGCTACTTCAACTTCTGGTTCTTTTTCGTTATCAATGATATCACCTTCTTCTGTTGAATCTTCGGGTACTAGAAATTTAACAAGAGATTGTTTCATTTCTTCGTAAGACCACTTTTTAAAGACTTCTTCTGGGTTAGGTTGATCACTTAACCATAATTTAACTTCAGATACTTCTTCAGATAATGGAGTTTCTCTAGTTTTAACTCTAATAGAAGATTTATTGTAGCTAGTACCTGTAACTTCGGGGCCAACAGTATCAACTGTAAAATCACGACCAGCTGCTACATCAGTGTAATCACCAATATCATCGTCGTCAGCAATTGACATAAGTTCAAGATACATTTCTTTACCAAATTGCCATAGGCGTACTCCTTTGTCTTCTTCACCACGTACAATAACCGGTACAAAAACTCTCATTTTAGGATCAAGCTTTTTAGCTAAACGCCAATTTTCTTTATCACTAGTTTGACGGAGTTGCTTTACAGTCTCAGCAATAGGATCTTTTTCACCAAAGTTTATAGGTGAGATCATAACTGGTTTGTCAATACCATAATAAAAAAGGAGTTCCTTAAAAGGAGAATTATCATTGTATTTTGAAGGTACAATTCGAATTTGAACTTTTCCAATTGGTGGTTTCCAAAATGAATTTTGATTTCCTCCTTTGCTTTGTTCGGGTTTTTGCTGCATTGCAGCCATTTTTTGTTTTATAAAATTTAAATCCATAGTGTGTAACTTATTAATTTGTAACCAAATATACAAAACCTTTTTTAAAATATCAAGTTAAAGTTCAATAATCTTATGAATTTTTGTTCTTAATAATTTTAATTCATTCTGCTGTGTTAATAGTATGGTGTTTTTATAATTTAACCAATCTATTTTAAATTTAGGATCAACAACACCGCCATTTAATTTTTTAATTAGCTCATTTAGAGCATTAATTGTGTATAAAGTATTTGATTCTTTTTTTCTATGAACTAAGATAGTATTTAAAGGTATATTAGCTAGATTAGTTAAGTCAATATTATATGTAATAACATATTCATTGTTATCTTTTACTTCTAAAACAAAAATTTTATTGTATAGGATAGTATACTTATATGATAGATCTGAAATAATATCTTCTATAAGATTTTCCTGTGTAAAGGTACAAAATAACTTATTATTCAAATTTATGGCTTTTAGATTTGTCTCACCATAAATATCGTATTTCATTTTAAAAGTTGTAATTGATTCCATTTTTTATTTGATAAGTTAAATTGTGTTTTGTAAATACATTACTAATTAATTGTATTAAATCTTTTTCATTAATACTAAAATCAAATAAAAATGAATCAAAAGTGTATAATACTAATTTTGTATTTTTTCCTTTTAATATTTTAAAAAATTCCCACATTAACTTAATATTGTATGCTGTCTCCAAGTTTTGGATTAAATAGTTTAATAACTTTTGGGGATTCATATTTTCCAGCTTATCCTTTTTAAAGCAATATCCTGAAATGGGTACAATAACTTGTCCCGAGTTATTAAACACCTCCCATAGATCATCTACATATACTTTTACCTTTTTAAAGAATTCAAGGTTCTCGTATTGAGGTAAAATCCCCCCATATAGTTGTTGTAGAGTTAGGATTTTCGCATTTTGTCTATCCATCCCATAAATTTCTGCAAAGTGACTATAAATATCCTCATTACCAAAATCATAATCAACCAACTTAGCCAACAAAGTAGGATGGTAAGCGCTAATATCGAACTCAATAAACGTAGAATTCCTCGGGATAAAAGCCTCTCTGCAACCATTTTCTTTATTAAGTGCCGCATAATTTACTTTATTAAAAGTATTTGATGGTCGTGTTGTAAGTGTTTTATAGTTATATTTTGTAAAAACATAGGGTTCCGTTGTTTCATTAAAATATTTGCTATATAAATCTATATTAACGTGTAAACCACTTTTTTCTATGCTACAGAATACCCAACTTGCTTTTTCATTGTAAAATTGATTTACAGGTTTATCTATTAGATGTTCTATTTCTTCAAATAAAGCTTCACAATACTCATAATGTTTAACAATTGGTATAATTGTATTTACATCGGTTCTTTGTTTACGTTTACTATAAATAAATTCGTGAGCAACTGTATACTTAACCTCTATTTGGTTTGGGAAAGTTACATCAAAAGTTTGTTTTAAAGGAATTC